CAAATGTTTGATGGGCAAAAATATTTGCAAAAAGAAATCAAGATTTTGAAAAGTCGCAATCTCATTGGGAAGTGTGAGTGGATGCTACCAAACGGGCTGACACCCACGAGAGTAAATTTATTGCAGGCGGCTCGATGATAAATACTTGTGACGAAATCACTTGTTCACGCGTTGGCACTTTGTCGGCTTATGGGTGGTCGGACGACAAAATTGCTGATGCTTTGTTGCTGAACAAGGATCAAGTCGCGTGGGCCAAGACGACCACACAATACGCGGAAAATTATCACCGATATACTGTTGAAAAAGCTGAGAAGGCCATCACCCGCGCCGAAGGTTGGGATTTTCTCGAAGATAAGGCCCTGGAAGTTGTCGCCACGGCGCTGGATTACCATCGTGATCCGCGTTTTGCCCTACAAGTCGCAAAAGTGGCAAATCAGGCGCATCGTCGGGCGAGTGGACCTGAGAAGGTCATAGATGCCACCAAGCCTAATTCTGTGATTAATCTCACATTGAATGCAAATTTCATTAGCAAAAAGATAACAAAATCCGAGTCGGGTGACTCGACAAATGCCGTCATAGACATAAAGCCGCGCGAGCATAAAATTCTGCCAAAGCGGCAATCGGACGTGCCCACTCCACAAGCGGTGTCAAATTTGCTGGCACCTGCGAGGGCAAAATTGCGACATATTGAAGGTGCGGAATTTCTAGAAAGTTTTACTATGGACGTAGTTCCAGATGATAAATGAGCGTTGAACAGGTAAAGCAAGAATTTAAGACTTCCGCAATGGCCGACGTTCTCACGTCGCGCGATGAGATTATTCGTTTGCTTGAATTGGATGGTGAGTTTTTCATTCAATTCTTCCTGGGCGAAGATTTGGATTATGATGTTCCAAAATTTCACATAGAAACCTGGGAATACCTTACAAATCTTGAAGCTAAGAGAGTGGCCGTGGCGCTTCCACGGGAACATGCGAAAACCACACTCAGCAAACTTGCGGCTGTGTGGTATTTGCTATTCACAGAATTCAGCTTCATTGTGTATGTCTCGAATACTGCACCCATTGCGGCCGAGGCGTGTAAGGATATTGTCAATTATATGCGATCTGACAATTTCCGGCAGGTGTTTGGGGAGATTGTCTTTGAAATTGAGCAGGATGGGAGGGGGTATTACACATTCTGGATCGACAAGCCCCTGGCAAATGGCGAATTCTCCAGGAAATTCTGTATTCTACGTGCGGTTGGGGCGGGTCAGCAAATACGTGGGTTGAACATCGACAATAAGCGACCTGATCTGGCCATCGTAGATGACCTCGAAGATGACGAGAACACCGACACACCCGCGCTGGTGTTGAAATTGAAAAAATGGGTATTCGGCCCATTTATTAAGGCTTTGTCTAAGAAGCGGCACAAAATCATATGGCTTGGTAACATGTTGTCGGCCGAGTCGCTTTTGCATCATTTCTGTGAGAATTCCGACCAGTGGCATTCGCTGCGGTTTGGCGCTATTCTCTCCACGGGGCAGCCTTTGTGGCCTGATCTATGGTCATTCGAGGCACTCCGGGAAGATTATCTTGAATATCAAAAACTCGGGCTGGTTGGGCGCTGGTTTGCCGAGATGATGAATATGCCAATTTCGGATGAGCAGGCGCTTATCTCGGCTGAGGATATTTATTACACGGAATTGATCTTGCCGGATCAGGCTCAGGCGACATTTATCACGGTTGATCCGGCAGTTTCACAGAAAACATGGTCGGATGAGACGGCAATTGCAGTTCATGCGCTGCATAACGATTTGTGGAGAACGGTTGAATATGTGAAGGGCAAATTCACCCCCGATGCGGTGTTTCAACTGACCCGTGGTTTGGGAATGAAGTGGAAAACTCGCACGATTGGAATGGAAACAGGGGCGTGGCAGGCCACGTATCGCTTCATATTCGATGTGCTCGGATTTGTCCACAATTGTCACTTCCAGATTTGCGAAGTTCCCCACATGAACCGCACCAAGCTGGAGCGGATTACGGCTTGGTGTTCGCTTATTCGCAAGAAAGAATGGGCCATAACGGAAGGTGATTACGCCATAACCGAGCAGCTTTTAACATATGATCCATCGAAAAAGGCCAACAAGGATGACTTGATTGATGCCTGTGCGATGGTGGTGACAATGACGCAAATGTATATGACGCAAATTATGGATAAGTGGGAAGTTGATCCTGCGCAGTATGAGATAACATATTCCTTGCCCGTGTGAGCAAATGCTGACAAGGTGTGGTGTAGTGTGGTGTTTGCCAGTCGGGAAACGGTAGAACATACAGGAGAGTGAAATGGCAAAGCCGAGAATTCCACCAAATCGCATCAAGCCGCCGTCTGCAAGTTCGCCGAAATCTGACAGGGAAAAGCTTGCGAGTTTGACCCCTGCCGACAAAACGGCCGTGCCGATCCTCAAATCTCCTGAAAAGGAGAAGAAGCTCGTTAAGTACATTATGGATCGAGCCTCTTTGGCAAATGAGGAGCGGAAACGCCGTGTCTCTCGAATGCGTGATATTGACAGGCAATTGGCGGGCACGATTATTCTCAAAGACAAGGATGATCGTCGGACCAATCAAGGCAACAAAAAGGGTGAACCCGGCGAACCCGTCGATCAGAATATCCCCTTGACCGATGCGCAATTACAAGAATGCGTGACATATTTGTTATCCGTTTTTGCCCCACAAGGTCAGATTTTCGAGGCCCTTGCGCCTGCCGACAAACAGAAGATGGCCCAGGCTCTGACTGGCCGCATCAATCGGAGCGGCCAGCGAGGGCAGTATTTCAGAAATCTTGCAAAGTTTATGTATAATGCGGTGAAGTACAATCTCGGGGCTCTTGCCGATGATTATGAAGAACATCAAGGAATTGTGTTCAAAAGTGAAGGCATTGCAGCGAAGAAGCAAGCTGGAACGATCTGGGCGGGTAATGCGCTTCGTTCCTTGGATATGTACAATTTTTTGTATGACGTTTCTGTTCATCCTGTCGATCTACCCTTTACTGGCGAGTATTTTGCGGAAGTTGAGCGAGTAACGCCATTCCGCATCAAAAAGATGGCGGCTGAGAAGAAGTTGTTTGGGGTTGATCGGTATATTGATGAGAGTTTTGTTACTGGCGGGCCGCAAGGGAATAACTCATTTGGCCTGTATGAAGAACCTCCGTCAATGCGAGATGAGGGAAGCCAGTTTTCGGGAATGCATGACTGGAGAACGGTGTTTCGTGGCGGGGAAGTGAAAGAAAGTACGCCGGGGATTGAGCTTCTTTGGTACACGACATGGATCGTGCCGAAAGAGCATGGGCTGGCCGACAGTGCCGACATGGAATTGTGGCGGATTGTGGTGGCGAATAGCAAGTACATCACATTTGCCGCGCGGCTTGAGGATAGTCATGGCATGTTGCCGGTGGTTTGTGCCACTCCGCTTGAGGATGATCTTGGGAATGAACAGCGGACTTATGCTGAGAAGTTGTTTGGACTTCAACATATGTCGTCGTTTTTGATGAATTCTCATCAGGCGGCGGTTCGCAAGTCGATCGGGGGAATTACGCTTTATAATCCGCATGTTGTGGCGGGTATGGATTTGAAGCGGAAAAACCTGATCGGGGCGAGAATTCCCATCAAATCCACAGCGACGGATTTTGACATTGATAAGGTGTTTCGGCATTACGTTGACAGCGCATCCGACGTGACCGGCAAGGCCCTGGAACATTTGGCCACGGTCGATGCGGTAATGCAGAAGATATTGCCGACCGACACACTTAAACAAGTTGCGAGCCTTGAAAGAGCCACGCTTTATCAGGCTGCGGCGACAGTGCAGGCTGGCGATCGACGGAATTACACGATTGCGTGCATTATCTCGGATCAGTCGATGATGCCGCTGAAGTTCATGATGATTTTCAACATATATGCAAAAGAGCCATCGGTTGATTACGTGGATGCCAATGGAACTCGCACGGATTATGCGATTGCGAAGTTGATCGAGGCGGGGATTGAGCATTATATCGGCACGGGCTTGAAGGGCCTTGATCGGCTGATGACATTGCAGATTTTCCGCGATGTTCTGCAAATGGTCATTCAATCGCAGCAGGCGCTTGAGGAACTTGATGTGACACAAATGCTCAATTACATGATGACATTGGCGGGTGATAATACCGATCTCACTCAATTTAAGCGTCAGCAGACGGAAATTGATCAACTTCGTTCGATGCGATCGAAACAACCTTCAGAAGCGAGTGTGGGACTTCCCGGTGGAGGACCAACGCAAGGTGGGTAAAAATGCCCCTTCTAACCACGGCAAGTTACGAAGCTGTTCGGCGGATGCGCCCCTCCGAACGAGAATTGTTGATTGTCAAGCTTTCCGACCCGATGATGTTGCAGTTTTTCAAGCGTCAATCTGCAATCGCACGGGAGCAGTTGGATGGGCTTGATCTTGATAATCCAAGAGACCTAGCAGCCTATAAAGAATTGCGCCTACTTTCTAGGCTGTGGACCGATCTTGAGACTTTCGCAAAAGATTGGGCCGACGGGAATGATGGCGAAACCTCTCAAGATGGAGAATGAAAATGAATGCGTTTAGAGGAAGGCTATTGGCGAGTGGAGGAAATCCATTCCTTTGCTCGGGAATGTTTGATGGAATGTGGGCAGGGCAAGGTTTCGGCAAAGCTGCGGCCCCGCCCGAGAAGGCAAATTCGACAGGACCGACAGGGGTCGAGAAGGGCCAACAAAATACGTCGCAAACTCAGCAGCAGAATGGGGGCGGCGACAGGAATGATAACACGAATGACGGCCCTAACGTGGATGATATTTGGAAGGAAGTCCAAACGGACGACAAATCCAAGCAAAATGACAATTCGCAGCAACAGCAAAATCAGCAACAAAACAATCAGCAGCAGCCAACTGCCGAGGAGCGAATTGCTAATTATCTCAAGACGCAGGGGCTTGAGCCAATTACGCTCACAGACCAAGATCGGCAAGCCATTAAAGATGGTAATTTTGACGATGTTATGGCAAAGCTCAATACCAACATCACAAACGCGCATATCAAGGCCGTCAATGCGGCAAATCAACTTATCAAGAATGAATTGCCTAAGATGGTTGAGGAAGCCGTTGGCAAATCTCGTGGATATGTTGACACTCTCGAAACTCGCAAGTTCCTCGCATCCGATCCTGAACTCAAGCCACTCGCGTCCGATCCAGTTCTGGCGCCAAATGTCGAGGCGATTTTCAAGCAACTTCTCGACAAGGGCGCAACTCGTGAGCAGGCTGCGGTCGGAACGAAGAAATACTTTCAGCGTCTTGTGCAAAAGTTTGACCCAAACGCCCAGGTCAATACCAATAGGGGCGGTCCTTACAGAACTCCGCAAAACAGCGGTGAGATTGACTGGCTGGACGTGCTCGGAGCACCAAAGCGGTCATAGAATTGGGAGTTTGTGCCATGCTGTATAGAAATTGCAAACATACTGCGGATAACACTGTTTGGCTGCCCGTGCATATTTGCCTTGCAGTCAAGGGCGTTTTCGCCTCTGACAGTGGTATTGTTGGCGATCCGAAGGGCGATTTTGCCACGGCTCTCTTGCAAGAAGTTCCAACCGGCAATGCGCCATTTTTCGCGCTGTCGAGCGGAATGAAATCCACACCGGCGATCGACACTGTTGTTCATTGGTTTGAAGAAAGCCATTTGAGCGGCAGAACCACGCTGGCTGAGTCGGGTTTTGATGACTCAGAAACCGACATGACGGTTGCTGATGCGTCATTCCTTGTTGCCGGGGCAATTCTGCTTGTGGAAACGACGGGTGAGCAAGTTCTCGTCACGGGCGTTTCGGGCAGCGTGTTGACGATTGTTCGCGGATTTGCGGGCACTTCGGCATCGGCGGCGACAAGCGGCGATGGCATCCAGAAGATTGGCACGGCGCAGGCGGAAGCCAGCGAAAAGCCGACTGCTGTGATGAATGTTGGCGATCCGATCTTCAATTTCACGCAGATTTTCCGCAATACGTGGAATGTGTCGGGAACAACCGCTGCGGTTCAATATTACACCGGCAATAAGGTGGCGAAGTCGAAGCGCGATGCTTCGCTTTTCCACGCCGAAGATATTGAACGCTCTCTGTGGTTCGGCCGTCGTTCGAACGGTACGGTTGGTGGAATGCCGTTCCGCACAATGAATGGTCTTGATGCGATGATCACGACCAATGTTGATGGCGCCGGTTCGACCACCAATTGGCAGGAACTTGAGGATTTCTTGAGGGCGATCTTCGAGAAGAATATCAAGGGCGAGCCGAATGAACGCATCGCATTCTGCGGAAATCAGGCACTTTCCGTCATTAATGGTATCGCGCGGATTGAGGGCACGATCATGCTCGATCCGGGCGCCACGGAATTCGGCCTCGACGTGACGAAATGGATCACGCCTTTCGGGCGCATTTCGCTCATGACGCATCCAATGTTTGTGGAGTCGCCGCTTTGGACGCAGGATTTGAGAATTCTGCATCCGGCAGCGGTTGACATTCGCTGGCTGCGGCGCACGCATCTTGATGATTATGACCAAGATGGGCGTCGGGCAGGAACGGATGCCGATTTCGGTGTCTATACGTCGGAACTTTCGTTCCAGTATGGCGTCGAAACGACTGGTGGACGGTTAACGGGATTGACGGCGGCGGCTGCTGTTCCGTAATGTTGTTTGTTGGGTGAGTGTGTACTCCTTGAAGGACCGACTTGGGAGTGGAACACGCAGGAACGATTCGCAATCCCCTGATTGAGCCACTCCCATTTTTCTTTGAAACTGCGCGCCAAAATCACAGGAGACGAAAATGGCAAGGTATCTTGCAAGGCATGTGAAGGGTTATAGGGTTACTATTACGATTGGTGAGGGCCGGAATGCTCGAAATGTCAGAAAGCAAGCTGTGAATGGTTTGCTGGAATTGGATGAGGTTGAGAGTGCCGCGCTTGACAAGATGATGCTGCGGCGCGGCGATTTGAAGCAGAATTTGATGAAAATTACCGATGCGGTTGACCCCAAGGCTGTTGAGCTTCAGCGACAAATTATGCTAAAGCGGCAAGACAAGGGTCCGGTTGCAGTCAAGGGTGCGGTTTCCTCGGCTCAAGTTTCGCGCGAAAAGTTACGCCAAGCTGAGGAAGCGCGCGTGTTGGTTCCTGTGGCCGATGACAAAATGGGCGAATACGTTGACCATTCTGTGACGGGTGAGCCCAATGCGGGAAGTGAAGTACGTGGGCCCACTCTACCCGACCCTGGAATTCCGACAGAAGTGGACACGGGATTACGTCATCCAATGGATGCGGCTATTCCTACGCAACCTGCGCCGAAGCCACAATTGGGCGGAAATGCATTAGGCAAATTGCTCAACAAGTAATAGCTTCCTGTGAGGCGCGCAGGAACGACGGG